AAATGTGGAAATGTCATCATATATAGAAGCTATGCAAATGTCACTCCACAGCTAAATAATTACATGAAGGCATTATCTAAAGATATTCGCGTAGAAGTGCCTAGTATGACAAAAAATCAAATTCCTTGGCGATATAATTTCTTTAATCCTCTAACAATAAAGTTAAAGGATGGAAGTATGTCTCTATTTATGGGAATGAATAACTATACAATTACTACCAATAGTTTCTTTGATAAATTTACAAGTGGCGATATTCCAAATCATGTACTAGAAACGCTACCACCTGTTATCAAGAAAAGCTTAAAACAGGGACAAAAAGATATACCATTAGAGTCAGATAGATTATCTGTATTTCATTATAAAAAGGATGATTGGAGACAGTGGGCCAATCCAATGATTTATGCGATATTAGATGATATTATCATGCTTGAAAAAATGAGATTAGCAGATTTATCAGCATTAGATGGAGCAATTTCAAATATTAGATTATGGACATTGGGCAATCTTGAATATAAGATTTTACCAAATAAAAGCGCCATTAATAAATTAAGAGATATATTATCTAGTAACGTTGGTGGCGGTACAATGGAATTAGTTTGGGGTCCAGAATTAAGTTTTAAAGAATCTAGTAGTGAAGTATATAAATTCCTTGGTTCAGAAAAGTATAATTCTGTTCTTAATAGTATTTATGCTGGTCTAGGTGTTCCACCAACATTAACTGGCATGGCAACCAATGGCGGTGGATTTACAAACAATTTTATATCTTTAAAAACGTTGGTTGAAAGACTACAATATGGTAGAGATTTACTTATACAGTTTTGGGAAAAAGAAGTAGAAATAGTTAGAAAGGCTATGGGTTTTAGATATAAAGCCCACATACAATTTGACCAAATGACATTATCAGATGAGGCGGCAGAGAAAAATCTTCTCATTCAATTGGCAGATAGGGATATTATTAGCCACGAAACACTTCTTGAAAGATTTAAAGAAATTCCACAAATTGAAAATATTCGCATTAAACGTGAAAATAAAAATAGAGAAGAAATACCAAAGGCTGGTCCATTTCATGATCCAAAACATAAGCAAAATCTTGAGCGTATTGCTTTACAAACTGGAAAGGTCACTCCAGAAGATGTTGGTCTTGAAAGCAGTGTTGATCAATTAACTGCGCCAACTTCAGCACCATCTGGTCAACCTAATCAATCAAGTCCACCAAATCCAAATGGTAGACCAAAATTTTCTCAAGATTCTGAACCAAGACAGTCAAGGTCAGTAAAGCCAAAATCTACACCCGGCGTTGCAGAATTATTTGTTTGGGCTGATAAGGCTTGGTCACAAATATCGGAAACACTCACTAGCGCATACTTAAATACTCATAAAAAGAAAAATGTTAGACAACTAACTAAGTCCGAAGTTATGGAACTAGAGACTCTCAAGTTAGATGTATTTACTAATATAGATGTATTACAAGATATTTCTAATAATTTAATTTTTGATATATTAAAAAATGGTAAAAAAACGCCAAAATCGTTTGCACAAATGATTGATGATAAAAATATTAACATAGAAGATACCACAATAGATAATTATAGAAAATATATTATTGGATTATTTATTGAGTACAAAACCTCCTAAAATACTTAAAAAGTAAAAAATTGTGTATACAAATTTTGAGAGGTAGTACACAAAGTACATAAAATATGAAAATATTTAATCATGAAATTATAGACGGTGTGGCTGAAGCTGTTCAGTCAAATGCCTCTATTGCATATTGTTCACCAGCACTAATATCTGAACCAACATTGAATGAATCTATTGTTCATGTTGAAAAAATTAAAGCATCAAGTGCTAATCCAAAACAAATAGATTTATACTATATTAAGTCTATACTAGTATCTACTGGATGGAATAAAAACGATGATGTCTTTGCGCCAGAACAAACATGGGCGGCAAGAAATACTCCAGAAGATAAACAATTCAACTTCATGCACAATGAAAACGACATAATAGGACATATTACTGGTAGTTATGTTGTTGACAAAAGCGGCCTTGTTATAGCAGAAGATACTGAAGCTCCAGATCAATTTGATATAATAACAGAAGCCGTTTTATATAATAGTTGGACAAACGCTGAAAATCGTCAGCGAATAAATAAAATAATACAAGAGATAGAAGAAGGTAAATGGTTTGTTTCAATGGAATGTTTATTTGCTGGTTTCGATTATGCTGTTGTTGATCGTAATGGTAACTCTAAAATTGTTGCCAGAAATGATGACTCATCATTCTTAACTAAGCACTTAAGAACTTATGGTGGTACAGGAGAGTATGAAGGCTATAAGATTGGTAGATCATTAAGAGATATTTCTTTTTCTGGTAAGGGGCTAGTTGCCAAACCAGCTAATCCAAGAAGTATTATTCTTGATGCTAGCAAAGCTTTCTCTGTTCGTGAGACAAGTTTACTTAGTAATGTTACTTTAGGAGAAAAAAACATGTCTGATTCTACTGTTTTAGAGAAGCAGCTAGCCGAAGTTCGTAGCGAGCTTGCTTCTGCAAAGGAAGAAAACAAGGTTATTCGTGCGCAGATAGAAGTCGCAAAGGATAAAGAATATGCTGAAACTATAGCTGGTTTTGAAGCTAAAGTTGCTTCTCAGATAAGTCAAATCAAGGACTTAGAAGAGCAAGTAGCTTCACTTAATCAAACTATTTCAGATCTTCGTGTCACAGTCGAGGCTAAAGAAGAACAGTTTACTAGTCTTCAAGCCGCGATGACAGATATGAAGAAAATGGAACGCAATCGTGGTCGTAAAGATATGTTAGTCAAGGCTGGCTTTGATGAAGCAGAAGCCGAAGAGTCATTAAATCTTTATGATTCATTAGCAGACGAAGCTTTCGAATCCATCGTTGCCATGTATAAGAAGAAGATGGCAAAGGATATGGAAAAGAAAGAAGAAATGAAAGACAAAGAAATGATGATGAAGAAAAATGCTCAAGTAGAAGTTGCTGAAGCTTCTGAAACAGAAGTTACACCAGAACTACTTGAGGGTTTACAAACTTCAGAAGCTGCCTTAGTCGATGCTTCAGACGATCACGATGAGTTAGAATCCACAAGAGCTAGTGTAGCACAGTGGATTTCTGAAAACGTACTTCGTAAGTGAATTAACAAGGAGAAATAAATTATGGCCCTAAAATCAGATAGATATGAATTACAGACTGATATCAGTTTCTTTTACAATGCTGGTACAGCAACTCGCGGTGGTGTTCTTGTTCATGACACAACTGCCGGTTCTGGAGCAGCAATGGATCAAGGCGTTAATCTTGTGAAGTATGCACAAGTTACATCAGCTAGTCGTCCAGTAGGTGTTCTACTAAACGACGTTGTTAATAAGGATCTTACTCGTACTCATCTTAATCAACATAAGAATGAAGTACAGAAGGGTGGCAAGGTTACGGTTCTCCGTAAGGGTTATGTTGTAACAAACAACATTACTGGTGATCCAGCCGCTGGTGATCCTGCTTATGCTTGCCACGTAACTGCTGGTAATTTCCGTAAGGATTCACCCAACAGTTCGGGCGTATTAGAGGTTGGCCGTTTCCTTTCATCGAAAGATGAAGACGGTTATGCCAAAGTAGAAGTAAACCTTCCCTGACTAAACTAAAAGGAGAATTTAACATGCCATTAAATACTAGACCCAGTGATGAATTTATCGCTCTCCTACGCAAGTCAGGTGACAGCGATATCAATGTAGCTTCGGCTGCACAAAGAGAGTTTGCAAAAGCTCTTGAGCTTCCACTTCGTAAGGGTGTCCTTGTTGGTAACATCCTTGGTACTATTTTCGAAACCATCAACGTAGAACCCGGCGCAACAACCGAGTATCCTCTTGATCTTATCAGCCCCGGCCTTGAGGGTGAGCATGTCGCTTACACCAATCCCGGTCATGGTAGAATTCCAGAGCGTACAGTTGAGGGTGACTATGTGATGATCCCAACATATAGCGTTGCATCATCTGTAGATTATCTTCTACGATATGCCCGTGAAGCACGTTGGGACATCGTTGGTCGTGCCATGCAAGTCATGGAAGCCGGTTTCGTTAAGAAGATGAACGATGACGGTTGGCACACACTACTTGCTGCTGGTGTTGACCGCAACATCCTAGTTTTCGACGGTGATGCAACAGCAGGTCTTTTCTCAAAGAGATTAGTTTCTCTTATGCAGACAGTTATGCGTCGTAATTCGGGTGGTAATAGTGCTTCAGTTGGTCGTGGTCGTCTAACAGACCTCTACGTTTCACCAGAAGCCCTAGAAGATGTTCGCAACTGGGGTCTTGATCAAGTTGACGAGGTAACTCGTCGTGAGATCTACACCGCTCCAGAAGGCGGCGCTCCAATTACTCGCATCTTCGGTGTTAATATTCATGATCTAGATGAACTTGGTGAAGGCCAAGAGTATCAGAACTTCTTCACAGTAGAACTTTCTGGTGCTGTTCAGACCAATGACCTTGAAATGGTTGTTGGTCTTGATCAGTCAACCAACGATAGTTTCGTAATGCCAGTTAAGCAACAGCTTCAAGTATATGAAGATCCAACCCTACATCGTCAGCAACGCGCTGGTTATTACGGTTGGGCCGAACTTGGCTTTGGCGTTCTAGACAATCGTCGTGTAATTCTAGGTTCATTCTGATATAGATTTTTCCTAGTAACAATTAAAGCCACCCTCAATAACCGGGGGTGGCTTTTTTTGTGTATAATAGTGTAGATACTAGCTAGGATTCTACTTTAGGAGAAAAATATGGCCGCATTATCTGACTATCTTGAGTCTGGTATTCTAAATCATATTTTTAGAAATACCACATTTTCTAAACCAACAACAATTGCAATTGCTTTAACTAGTGGCGTTCCAAAAGATAATGACACTGGCGCTACAATTCCAGAACTACCATCTGGCATTGCTTTAGGTCAAAACTTTGTCACAACAAATTATCAAAGATTAAATCTTGGAAGTCCAGCGGCTACTGGTACTAGTATTTGGGCATCTGTTGGCGTAGATGATACAACCGCATACTCCGTTTTTAGCACAGAAGTAAGTCATAGTGGTTATTTTTACCCACTATATCTATCTCAAGCTTCTGCTCAAGCTGCTGACCAAAACGGTGCTACACAAGTTTATACATTTTCAAAAACATATCCCGGTGTTACTTTTTATGCTCCAGTATCTATAGATGTAAGTGGATCACAAACAGATCCGGGTTATGCTTTATATGAAGGAAATGGATTTATCAAAAATACAACACAATTTTTATTCAATACAGCATTACGCGATTGGGGTTGGGTTTCTGGCGTAGCCATATTAGATAGTGCAACTTATGGTTCTGGTAACTTGTTAATGTACGCACAATTAGAAAATCCTAGAATAGTTTACACAGGAGATAACATTAAATTTGATAGTAATTCGTTAGAAATAAGCCTTAAATAAGAAAGCAAATAGATGATAATCCCAAAAAGTCAGCTAATTGCAAACATAAACAATGAAATAGTTGATAATGGTGATGGGTTAATATCACCATATGATGTTCGTCATAATTTAATTGATCTTATTGATTCTGTTCATCTATTGACAGATGACA